CTCTAAATGTCCAAAGGTGTAAATTACCAAGGGTGTAAATCCAGCAGTAATCTGACAATTCTCGTATTCGCAAATTGGCATTTATATTCGTATTTGTAACTATAAAAATCAAATCGATTTTACAAGTTTTACCCATTTGGATGGAAAAATCTGCATTTTCATTTTTATTCACATAATACAAATGAAAGAAAATACCCCGTCATTTTCAATATACGACCATGCCAAAAAAACCATTACCAGTCAAGATTTCCGGCAGAAAACAAATATGGTGGTAAGCGTATTTCTCGAACTATATCGAGTGATGATATCATCGCTCCTTCTCATTTTTGTCCCACAAAAATGCGGCGACCATGCATGTATTCTCATGGAAAATTTGAAATTTGATAGTCCTAAATATTTCATTGGTTTAATTATCAATTATATTACTGCAATTGTGTTTATTATCATGTATATATGCGAAATAAGACGAGAAGAAAAATTGATACATCTATTAGAAGTAAACAATACCATTTCGACAGACAATGATGCGGTAGGAAAACGGCTGGCTGTATTCTCGGAAGAAAAACGGCAAACAATATTCAATATAGACAGGGATTATCAATATGCAAGTTATGTAGTAATGTGCGTTTATTTGCTAAACATTATATTTAGTGGTATTATTATAAATGAATATTCTCTCGGTAATCAAACACTTATTATTTATCTAACTAATTTGTTATTTATGATAACAAAATTGTGTAATGTATATATTATTATCAATACAGACAAAAATATATTTTTTTCGGCATATTTGAATACAAAAGTGCAGTTCAATGATATTGACCCACATGAAATGAATAAAATAGATAAACTGCGGACGATTGATATTATGACATCTCATATTGCCGAATCTGGTGGATGGAATTTGATGGAAACTAACACTGTGAAGATATTGGATGAAGGTGGGTTTGAAATCATCGATTTTTCGGATTCTTATTGATTATCATATTCAATGGTGCAGAACATCCAGATTGGATTCCACAAATTTTTCTAAATAATCTGATTGAAAAATTTCTTTTTTACCTTCATGTTTTTTTGTGAAAATATATGAATCTTCGATTTTTTTGATAGCCCATCCTTTTTCAATAGCGTTTGTAATAAATACCATCTTTTGAAATTCTTTTTTATCTAACTGTATTTGATTTTGTGTTTGATGCATATACAATTATTTTTATATATTTTGCATTCATTTTACGAAATCATACAACACCTATGTTTGTATTAGATGGTTGGTTTCTATTAATTTGTTCTGCAACCCATTGAAGTCGTTCTTTAAAAGTGTTTCTTTGTTTTTTCATGCTTTTATCGTTCATACTTATACCAATGGTTCTTTTCTTTTGCGTCTTACTCTTACTCTTACTCTTAATTTTTTTATCCATATATGAAATACCGGTTTGTGAAGATTGAAGTGATGATCCAATTTCTTGAATAAGACGCTGTACTTCAATATTCTCATAATAATTTATTACCGTTGTAATAAAATTTACCAAATCATTATCATATAATACATAATTATGGATATTGAAAATATTTCCACAATAAATAAATATGTCGTAAGCCATATATTCTTGATATTCAGGTAAATTGTATGTTCCTTCTATAAATAAAGGAAGCTTTTTTACTTTTAGTTTCACTATTGCTAATATATCGTCCTTTACTGTTTTTACTGCATTCATATATTCTAACTCAAAATCAGTTTCGACATCCATTTCAACATCTAGTTTACCATCTTCTTCGGTGCCACTAAGTATTAGATTTGTTTTTATTTTTTTACCCCCACCAGAAAAGTGATTTTCACGTTCCTGACATATTTCGGCAAATTTCTTTTTTGTTAATCCAATCCACTTTCCTGTATCTGTATATGACACGCAATGTCTTAAAGCATATATCCTTTGTTTTCCACCAACTTTATTTTTATAAAATAATTCAAATACCTTATATTTGTATTTCAATACAATTTCAAAATTATTAAGGTATATAGGATTATTCTTATCAGCTATTATTTGGTTGGTCTCAGACAATAGCTCATTATTTATTTCCTTGATTTTATCAATGATATTGTTTAAAAAAAGAGGTGTTAGGTTTACGGTGTTTGTAGCAGATGTAAATACTGGAGTATCATTAATATTAGATATAATTCCTATCAGATTATCATTTGACGTAAGAATCTCTGATTTAACTGCAAGTACACGGTCTTCTACGCTAAGGGGAACAGGTAAATATCTTTGCAAACATCGTGAACGAGGCTTCCCATCTCCTTTACTTGTTTCAAATTCAAGTAATATACATGGTAACTTGAATAAAATGCATAATAAAAATACTACTGAGTCTCCTGTCGTCATTACAAATGTATGTCTTTCCTCAACCTTATCTTTTTCTAACATCCATGCAAGCATTGCCATCACTTGCATCACATCACCCATTTCTTTCAAATGAACGAATAATTGTTTTTCGGTTAGCCCTGAACTGGTAAAACCTGGATCTTTTTTACTGGCTAGTTGGAATGTATTTTTTTTATTTTCATTTCCAATAACATAATGTCCTATATGATGGATATCTATATTGTGATGTATCGGCATTGGATATGAAACTGTTGATGTAGCTGTTTTTCCAATACTAAAATATGGTGTTTGTATAGTGGTTGGTATTTGATAATCGATGCTATATTTATATTCATATGTTTTTTGACCGGAACTATTATTACCTTCTCTCGTACATTCTGATTGATAATTTATACAATTTTTAAAATATAAAAAATCGTTCATAACTGATCCATCAAATTGGAGAATTTTGTCTACTGGTGGAAAATGTTCTGTCCGTCCATTAATAAACGACCTAAAAAAAGAATCATTTATTGTATTTGGAAAACAACTTACTTCAATAACAGTATCAGAATCTGTAAAATCAAAATAAAGATTCTTTCCGGATTCTCTAAATACACAACGTTTTCCTCTATCCGGACCTAGTGATATCATTAAACTTTCTCGTTCTTTCGTTTTTAGCCATGATTTTTCTCTAATATTACCAAGCCCTTTTTCTTTATCTATTATCCTTTTTTTCAGACCGTCTAATTGGGATTTCCAACCACTGGGGATGGATTTAATACCAAATGCTTTACTTATTATATCAGTCACACCTGACCCACTTGTTTTAATGTCTTTCATTGAATCGCAATATCTAAGCAGTTGTTGCGAATTTATTGCTTCTTGATGTAATTGGGAATATGTTTTAGTAGTACCAACTAAATTAAATATTCCACCATTATAACTTAATTTCACCATTTATTATATGTAAATATTTTTTATTTACATGATTACACCATTTCTATGGCTAAAATAATTCATCGATTTTTACTACGAAGTGATGAAATACAATAAAATTCGTAACTATTTCTATAATTTCTTAGTGTATTCCGCTTCACTGTAAGAAACTGAATATATATGGTTTTTTTGTATAGGAAAAGAGTTATTTCGAATCTATTTACATGTAAAAAGGTATAAAACTTGATATACGTAATTTATTATCTAAATAATAAATGAAAAATTCAAAAACAATTGACGAGAAACATACCGAAATGTTGTTGATATTTGACAAAAATAAAAACGAGGTTATTCCTTCATTAAAAGAAGAAATTGAGAACCTGAAAATATATTTAAGAACCTTGAAAAAACCCATGAAAATAGATGAGTTAATGGATACAAAAGACCAAATCAAAGAGAAACAATTACTTATTAAAAGTCTCGAATATAAAGAAAAGCATTATTATTTGGATAATTCCCGATATATTTTCGATTATTTCGAACAAAAAAAGGACATTTCATCTGGTTCAAACAAGAAAAACACGAATCTTCTAAATTCCTTTTTCAAGATTACCGCAAAAGATATTGAATCTGCAAACCCGAACTCAATGAAATATAACCATTCTCGATTGACTTACCAAAACTATTGGAAGAATGTAGCGAATGACTATATCAATATTCATGACTATATTGTCTCATCCGATGTATGCGAATCATGCAAAATTGGGGAAATGATTCCTCAAGATGAAGAAGGTATTTTAATTTGTAATAATAAATTATGCAGTAAATTCATCACATACATTGTTGATTCAAATAAACCTACCAACAAAGAACCACCGAATGAGGTATCCTATACTGCATATATACGTTTGAATCATTTTAAAGAGATTCTATCACAATTCCAGGCGAAAGAAACGACACAGATTCCTGACGATGTTATACAAGCCATTCGCGACCGAATTAAAAAAGAGCGTATTACAAATTATTCAGAAATCAATTATGATAAGATGCGCGAGATTTTGCGGAAATTGGGGTTCAATAAATATTTCGAACATATCCAATATATCAATTCATTGTTTGGAATCAAACCCCCGATTATGAATGAGGAATTGCACGAGACATTGTGTGTTTTATTCATTGAAATCCAAAAACCGTGGGCCATACATTGCCCGCCCAATCGCCGGAATTTCTTCAATTATACATATACTCTCTATCAATTGTGCGTTTTATTGGACCAAACTCAGTATCTTCCGTATATTCCTATGATGAAGGACAGGGAAAAACAGCTGGACCAGGACATGATTTGGAAAAAAGTTTGCATGGAGTTGGATTGGGAATTCTTCCCGACAGTGTAAAATCGAATCTTTGTCTAATAATATATAAAATATCTATAATATCTATAATGCGGTCTCAAACAATTTTTATACAAGGATTGAATATGAAAATCACATATTTGATTGGCGAGAACAAAGCCGACAATTTCCACGTGATTGATAATTCTTCACCTAATGATATATGGATTCATGCGAACCATATATCATCGTGTCATGTTGTCTGTAAAATGCCAGATGGAATAAAAAGAAAAGATATCCGATACATTATCAAGGCCAGTGCATTGTTATGTAAAAAATATACAGGCAAACTTAATGGATTGGTTACAGATTTTGTTTACTGTAAGATGAGTGATGTCCGAAAAACAGATGTTATTGGATGTGTATCTGTTTCCAATTCAAAAAATATTATAGTATAATTACTGTAAAGAACATGCCTCCTTAATTCGTTTTGTGAAATTGAATATGACTGTTTCTAACTCGGATGTTGGAATCGGGTCTTCGTTATCAGTATCAGGTTTACTCAATAATGTGAAAAGAGCCAAGATATTTTTTGATCCATCACCAGCATACATCACAAATTGACAATATTCACTATCTTCATCATCTGATATTTTTTGAACCTCACCGAATACTGAACCCCATGAGGAATGTCCTAATAATATAACGAGCTGACAAATCACAGGGTCGCGTTGACCCCATACTTGTCTATATCCAGCATAAACGGTGAACCCATTTACAGTAACATTTTCATATACATATCCTTGATTAGCTTCACCTCTCCCATCTGCACCAATTTCTCCGCCATTTTGCCATCCGACTGGTCCTGAAGGACGATAACATAATACAGTCAATGGATGCAATGATTTGTTGATTTGCTCATCACCTGTATCTTCTTCTGGTATATATCCTAAACTAATATAATTGCAATTTGTATCGACCGTTGTTTCTGTTACCGTATCATATGTAATAATCTGGGGGTAATCTTCTGTGTCTATTGAACTTAAATCATATCTATCACCTGATAAAAGCCATGGTGTGATAAACATTCCATCGTCGAACATATCTTCACCGCCATCGTCAATAAATATATTTGTACCATCCATTGTATACGCCCAAAAATTTGGATTTCTGAATTCCGTCATATAATTTCTTAAATATGCCGCGATTGTGTTTAATATACCTAGTGCTAAATCGCCTGAAGGTGGTGCAGCAGGTTGCGAATAACTTGTAGTGACAGATCTGTATAATTTAGCTCGGTGTGCAAAAGAGCTTGTCGCGCCCACACCTGACCCAGGAACATATTTATTCATTATAGATCCTTGACTATTTGATATACTATCAACTCCAAAAACACTCCCATTTCTACCAACATGTCTTGTAAAAATAATATATACATTGTAAAGATTTAACTCTTTCCATAAAAAAAATAATTAACTATTTCCCTCGCTCAAATAATTTATCGATTTTGGTGCCTCTACAGCGAAGCAGCGAAGTACCTTATCAATGGATTATTTGAGCCAGGTAAAGAGTTAACATGATAAAACCCCCAAAATGGATGTTTTATCAAGTAAAGTATCAAATATTTGTTATTTACACCTTTCTACATTTCACCGATAAATCACCTTTTATATTATATATAAAAGGTGATTTATCGGTGAAAAGGTGTAATATGTCTAAATCATTATAGTAATAAACTCAAAATAAATTTTTATTTATTGAAGTAGGTAATCCATGACCGAATAGAATCATATACATCAATACGAAAGAGAATAAC